GTAATAAATACGGTAGTAAAAAATTAGGTAAAAATAAAGTTAAGGATGGATTTGATTACAAAGCCTATTTAGCTAAACATAGACAAGCTAATTTCGATAGATTAATAGAGTTAAGCCAATCTAATAGTCGAAGTATAGCGTTGGAAGCTACAAAAACATTATTAGCTTATGATGTAGGTAAACCAGTTCAGCCGATAGGTAATGATCCAGGAACAGATAAGCCTTTTTCAATCAAAGTAGAAACAACTGATAAAGCTGGTGTGTATGAGTTGCTTAATAAGCAAAATAACACTTAACAACAATGGACAAGAGCGAGTTATCAGTTTTGAAAAAGACGGCAAATGGAACTTACCGCAAGTTGAGTATTTTAATGCTTTATTCAATACCGACTTAAGCCTTAAATGCGAATATGACGAATTAGCTTATTTTGGGGCTTTTAGGTGTGGGAAGTCTTTTAGCCAACAGTTAGCGGTTTATCTGATTTGTTCAAAGTACAATAAGGTCAGATGTACTTATGTCAGAGATACTTATGATGAACTGGAATCAAGCGTGATTGAACAGTTTAACCAAGATTTTCAGCAATTCGGGAATTATACTTACTTAAAATCCAATCGTACAGCTACATTCAAAGGCACAGACTCAATAATCTATTTCAGAGCGTTTAACTATGACACAGACATATTATCAAGTGAACGCGATTTAATAGCTGCTTGCCAGGTTGAAGACATACCGGAAGAACTGTTTTTACAATTCTTTGGTAGACTTAGCGGTAAAGCATTAACAAGGCCGTTATTGTTGACTGAAGGCAATCCTGCAAGCAATTACGTTAAACGGAGGTACAAAGATGTTTCTATTCAAGAACTCCAAGAAAAACGAATTTTTTATACACAAGGAAGAACTCAAGATAATCCACACATCACTCCAGAGTATATTGAAAGAATTAGAGCGAACTACCCAGCATTTTGGATCGCAAGATATTTGGACAGCGAATGGACAAACCTTGATGAGCTTGTATTTAGCGAATATAGAGAACTCAATAATCTTATTGAACCAATTGATCCAAAGAAAGCTGAATCGTTCAAACGACGAATCTCCTTAGATTATGGCTGGATTAATCCAACTGCTATATTATGGGGTTATGTTGATTATGACGGCGTTTTGACTATATATGACGAATGGTTTGGCGTAAAGACTATTCCAGTAGATATAGCGCGTAATGCTAACAAACATGGTAAGATTCTATGCGTAGCAGATTATTCAATCAAATCAGCCGGAGATGATGGAGTAAGCACATGGCAGAAGCTACAAGATGCTGGTATGTCATTAGTTGAATCGAATAAAGACGAGTTAGCCAATATTGTGCTTGTTAATACGTTGTTAAAGACTGGTAGAATCAAGATAACAAAGAATTGCGTTAATCTTATACATGAAATGATTAATTATAAGTGGAAAAAGCGTAAATTAGGTCAAGATAAGAATGCGCCAGAGGAAACAGTTGACAAAGACAATCACGGTTGTGATGCTTTGCTCTATATGGTTGCTGATCTAGATGAGTTAAAGACTGAGCATCCGTATGTACAGGAATTTAAGCAGACGATAGCTCATCAAGTCTTTAAGCAGAATCAAGATGTAGCATTAGGGAATTTATCATAAAAGGGGGTTTAAGTGGACGATTACAAAGAACTCGAAAGACGAGTAAAGAATCTTGAAGCAAAGCAACAAACACTGTATGAATCAACTCAGGAAGCTGTAATGACAGCTAGAAATCCTATGGGTATGGTATCAAGGTTTGAACGCTTTGAAACATTGATAGAGCAAATTAACAAGACACAGGCTAAGATTAACGCTGATTTGGTATCTCTAATGTCATCATCCAAGTATGTCGAGTTATTCAGTAACGAAGAGATCAGGAATTACTACATGAATACCGATAAGACAGTAGCAGAAATCGAGTATTTGATTAAGCAGCATTTCCCCGAATCAACGTTTACAACAGTAACGATCCAGAATTATGTTAATGGTAATTGTCCTGATGTGCATATTAGATCATTTTTAGGAAAGTATTTACGCAATGAAGCTAATACCAAAGCTAAGAAAGTTAAACAAACAGCTGGAAATCCTAAGTAGCTTTATAGGTTGTCGAGATTATTCAGAATTAGATTATAAGGCACTTTGGCTTGAAAGCGGTATTACAATAGAGCAGATGTCGGAGTTAATAGGTCGTAGTTATGAGCGTACCAGGATGATATATTACGGTTATTATGTAGGCCGCAAGATTAAGATAACGATAATTAAGGCGATTGAAAAGTATGTTTGATACTATAAAAAGCCATTTATTTTGTATTAGTTGTCAAAGGCGTATGAAGATAAAGCTTTTGGGCCACAAAGACGGGTTAGAATGTGAATGTGAATCATGCGGTTGTAAGCAAAATTTCAGTGAAAAGGAACTAATTAATGAACTTAAACAAGTTGTTTAATATGTTTCGCAAAAAGTATTGTCCGGCTAGAATCTACAAGTATGGCAAGGTAGGGCTGGGTATACATGATGATCGCACTAAGCTTGAGAAGCTATGCGATATTGTTGGTGATATGCTATGGCAATATGACAGAAAGCGGGCAATGAAAGAATCTTATGCTTTTCGTTCTTACTTTGACTGGAGTATGGGTATGTGGATAACTTCGCCTTATGCGCGTAAAGAAATCGAAAAGAAGCTAGGCATGGAATCTATAAGTGTAAATGATTGGCATAAAGAATGGGAAAAGAAAAAGGTCAGGTTAGAAGAGTACAAAGAAAAGAAGTTACAAAAAGGTATTACTGAAGTGCTTAAAGATGTAAATCAAGGGCGCAGCTTTATAAAAGAATCTATAGAAAAGCGCAGAGAGATTTACAACAAATACGGAAACAAAAAATAGTTTTATTATTTTAATATTTACTATAATCATACTAGTTATTATAATAGCTGTATGATTGAAAAAATAATCGAATACCTAAAAGTTAGCTCACCTACAAACAACGCAGTACCGACGGAAACCCTCTGGAAGTTATGTAAAGAATTATACGATAAAGGAGAAGACAAATCTGCTCTTGTAAAAAAAGCAAAAAGATATTGGGAAGGCAAATTAGAAAAGTCAATAGCAAGCAATTCATATTTCGGCGAACAAACTCACACCAACGATAATGTAGTTCAAACCATAGTAGAAACAATTCTTTGTAATATGTTAGATGCGCAGTTTAGTCTGGCAGTTAAGCCGGACATAGGCTCGTTTTACGATTATACAGCAATTAAAGAAGCTCATGCGATAGCTGATATATTTAATGATGAAGTAAAGAACATATTCAAGCGCAACAGAATAGATGAGATTAAAGAGAAAGTTGGAAGGCAGGGTTTTTTAGCTGGTGTAAGCGGTACTAAAACGACTTGGAATGATAAGTTACGTTCTATAGGTGATGTTTGTATAGAATTCATAGACGCTGAGAATATACGCTGGACAAAAGGCGCTAGTTCAGTAAAAGAATGTACAATGATAGCTGCAAAAGAGCGCAAGTCAGTATCCGAAGTTAAGGCTTTATTTGCTAAGAATCCAGATGGAACGTACAATGAGGATTTATGCAATAAAATAGACTCTATAAGTGAGATAATAGCAGGCAGTCAAGATCGCAAGAACAGCAATTCAGTAATAAATTACACAAATGACTCAAATAGCACTGCGGGGCGCGCGTATGCCGAAGGCACAGTGAATGGCATTCAGGAAGGCAAAGTGGTCGAGTTAATTTGTATGTATTTGTTGGATGATTCGGTATACGCGCCCGAAGACAAAGATGATATTTCACGTGAAACATTGAAGCAAGAAGGCATAAAAGCGTATCCTAACGGCCGGATTATAATATTTTCTACAAACGATAAGAACAAGCTGATTTTAAGGGATGAACCTGCAAGCGAAGAGTTCAAGAATCTAGGTAATATAGACTTATTTAACCCGATTTACTGGGATGGGCTTTGTGGTAATTCGTTAGTTGAACGGCTTATGCCTATTCAAAACAGGATTGATGGTCTTTATACCAAATACCGCGAAAAAGTTACGTGGGATTTTGACACTTTGATGGTTGATGATGACTTTGGCATGGAAGATAATGCTGTAGTTAAAGGTGCGATTACCAGAGTTAAAGATTTACGTAAATATGCAAAGACTCCTGATCCTATTTCCAATAACGGTATAGAAAAGGCTGCGACAATCTTAGAAATGATTGAGCAGTTAAAGACAAAGGCATATCAGATGGCCAGAATCAATGAAACTATGCTTTATGGAGCGCGCCAGACTGGAACAACCAGTGGTGAGCAAGTTGAGATGCTACAGGAATCGCCTATGGCTGGTATTAGGGCATATCAGCAGAATTTCATAGATTGGTTGATAGGTGTAGGTGAGAAGTGCTTGCTTTATATAGCTCAGAATTACACAGAGCAGCGTATAATTGAGCTTTCAACAGGCATGGAAGGGGCAACAATAGCAAGGATCAACACGAATCAAACTGGACAGCCTATGGATGTACAAGGCCAGCAAATTCAGCCTGAAGAGCGGTATATTGAGCTACTCAATGAAGTTATGCAAACAGTTAAAGTTATTAAATACAATCCAGCTTGGAAGTTCAAGGTTGAGGTTATAGCCGGCACACAAGTGCCTAGAAGTCGAAGAGAACAGGCTGTATTAGCTGATGTTTTGTTAGATAAGGGTATGCTAGGCGATATTAACGATCCTGATACAGTTGAAATATATACTCAAATGCAGGATATACCTAATGGCAGAGATATAGTTACTAGAATGAAGCGTAACCAGCAAAAAGACGCTAATAAGCCAATATATCAAGATATGTTAAGTAATCCCGATATGATGAAGTCTATCGGTCAATTTATAAAAGATTTGGAGGGGTTCACGGAAGCTAGATCGACTATACTTCAACAGCTAGGACTTCCAGTAAACCCCGACACCTTAGCTGTAGCACCTGTTCAAGAGGTTATGAGGCAGGTTGATCCGCATCATTTAATGCAGGTTGTTCCTAAAGCTATAAGTCCAGATCCTGAAGAGCAAGCTAAAGGGCAAGCTGTTTCACAAGTTGAACTACTCAACGACTCCGCGAAATCCGCGGCAACACTAATGAGGGAGGAAAACAAGAATGGATCAGGTATTGGACAAGACGCAGGACAAGTTGCAATTTAGTATTGGTGAGAAGTTGGTAATTGACGGGGCGCATTTTATTGTTACAAATTTAGGTACTTATCCTAAAGGTCAGCCAATGCAGATTAGTATGCCAGGTGATGAGCAGGCATTTAATGTTGACATAAACGGTTGCAGAGCGATATTCAGGGAATCTCAGATTAGGATGTTGTTAAATGCCGCAAAAGCTTATAATGTTGTTCCAAAAGAGGACAACTTAGAGCCATTAAACAAAAAGAGGTGAATAAAATGCCTGAAATGATGGAGCAAGAAGAGCCGATTGAGAATGAATCAGAGGACATAGCCGGATTAAAGCAGATACTAGAAAGTAATGATATTAACCAGATTCACGAAATAGCGCAAGGTTTACTGGCAAAAGAATCAGCAGAAGCTCAAGCAGAGCAAGCAGAGCCGGATAAACGCAGTTTTGTTGATAAGATGGTAGAAATGCATCAAGCATCAAAAGAACAACCAGAACAAGAAATGGAGAAATAACATGGCAGACACAAAAGCTAAATTTGTTCATCCGCAGGACTTGGGGTTAGATTTTCCTATATGGACAAGAGATCAGCAATGTGCAGTAGCGAGGTCTTTAAGTGGTTTACCGCCTAAGAAAGTAGAACAAAAGAAACCGTTAATGACGGCTGAATATAAGAAATATATGCAGTTAAAAGAGAAGTACGGCAAATAAGAACGCTTGTTGGTGTCCCGAACAAGAAAGGGGTTAAATTATGGGCTTTGAAGATGCGATAGTAGCAGCAAGTAAAGCAGAGAGTTCTTTGACAAATGAGCCAGCAACACCGGATCCACAAGAAGGTGATGGAAGCTTAACGCAAGGCGCACAGGCTCCTATTTTACCACAAGGAGCAACCCAAAATGTTCAGCCAGGCAGTCAACCAACTGCCGCAAAGGTTGAGCCACAGGGGTTTGACTATGAGTGGTGGAAAAAAGATCCTAGATTTGGCAAGATTTGGAAGTCAGATCGAGATGTAATTAAATCGGCTTACGAATCCGACAAAATTCTCGAAACGAAATACAAGCCGGCGTATAAACAATACGAAGGCATTGTAAAGAAACTTAAAGAGTTTGGATACGATAGCGACAAAATTGATGATTTTTTCAATGAACACAAGACGCTAAAAGATCCCGAAAATCCCGTCAACGCGTTAGGTAATCTCTTACTACAATGGCAAGGCGATCCATTTGTGCCTGATATAGAGCAGTTTTTCAAAGATTTGGAACTCAAGAAAATGCAGCGTGATTATCCAGGTATGACAATGCAGCAGGTTAATGAGTTTAGGTCTTTACAGCAGAAACTAGCTGATATAGAGAAGCGCGAATCGGACAAGCTTGCAGCTGAACAAGCCGCCAAAAACGAGGAGTTAAAATCTAAGGTTATGGAAGAGGTTAAAGTTCAGTTCGCAGCTATTGAGCAAGAGGCGAAAGATTTGGGTATTGAATTTACAGACGAACTTAAAGAGAAGCTATATCAGCGTGGAATCCAAACATCAATGGAGCCGAGCTTGTTACCCTTAGCTTTTCGGCAGATGGTCAAAGATCAATATGACAAATCGTATGAAAACAAGGTTAAATCAAAAATACTGGAATCGCAAGATAAGAGCAAACGGACAACAGTTCCGTTGAGTAGAGGTGCTAATAAAATAACATCTAACAAAAGCTTCGTTGAGAAATTCGCCGAAGCTATAAAGAACGAGAAGTCTAAAACTTAAAAAGGAGTAAATATATGACACAACAGAGCAATGAGATGGCTGCAGGAGTAACGCAGCTAATCTTAAAAGAATGGTCAGATGGTCTTGCTCACGCTTCACCCCTATGGGATGGAGTAGTTAAGGGTGATGGCCGTGAGAAGGAAACAGGCGGTACTTATTTGCAGGCTGCAATTAAGTTGATACCTAATGCCGCACAGGGTTTTATTGCGGGTTCGGGTGCTAATGTAAGCATTACGCCTTCAGTTCAGAATCAGTATATGGTTTTGAATTGGAAGTTTGCTTATTGGGGTACTAACTTTACATTAAGCGATATGACTATTGCTAATGGCGAAGAAGACAAGATTAAAATTCTTGCCAAGAAGTTAAAAGGCTCGATTAATGATTCAAATCGTTTGTTCGCGTCAGCGACTCACGTCGGATCAGGGACATATCCTTTGTATTTTGAAGGACTTGCGGATGTAGGCGCGGCTTCAGGTACTGCGTATGCCGGTCTAACGGATACGGATTACACTGATGACACAACTGCATATTTGCCTTATATTTCGACTGCAACTCAGCCGACTTATGCGACAATCAGTGATATGATTAACGCAATCAAATCGCGTGTTCAGGTGTCAGAGTTTAATCCTTCGAGGATATTCGGACTTATGAATTCGGGTACTTTCTCGAAATTCCAGCAGAGCGTTCAGGCGAGCCAGATGTTTATTGACTCGAAAGATATGTACTCAGTTGGTATGAGCGGTTTCAGAGTTAATGGTGTGGAATTCTATCTTGATTATTACGCGGCTGGCAGCAACACTGCGGCTTCGGCGGATAATTATATTTGGATTATTCCGCAGGATGTTTTCAAATTCCATTACAAATTCGGGTTTGACAATCCTAGCCCGTTTGATGTGAAGGATTTGAGAATACCCGATCAGCCAGTTCTTACCACGCAGAATTACATTGCTGGCAACTGGTTTTGTACTGATCGTCGTTTGGTTGCAGTTTGCAAAACGGCAACAATATAGTTAATTAAAAAGGGGTGAAATAAAATGAGTGTAACAATTATAAAAGAATCAATAGCGAATCAATCGGAATTGACGGTTGCAACTACGTCGATCCTACACAATGTCCCACTTGGACATAAAATTAGAGTATGGGATGACACAAAAGAGATGGAGAAAGAATATATCTATCTCCAAATCAGCACAGGTCAAGGCACAAGGTATCTTCCGTATGTAGTGAATTACACGTACACAACTGGGTTAGAAGTTAATACCTTAACCCCAGTGTTTACTACTACTGGATTGGGTATGCAGGGAGCGTTAGTTGAGCTGTGTGTACTTCCTATGACTTGTACATCTGGTACTTATGCATGGGCGCAGACAAAGGGTGCTTGCACCGTTGCTACAGCGGCTACGACTTCAACATTTACAGTTGGAAAAACTGTAGGTGTTATAAGTGCAGCGGTAGCGGTTTCATTGTCAACGGCACAGGTCGCAGCTGTTCAACCGAACAATCAGTTTGGTGTTGTAACAACCACACAGACTTCGGGTGCAACGACAGTTGCAGTCAATTTGTTTGGTCGTCTGGCGTTAGTAACAAGCTAGTAATTAAATAACTGCTAAACAAGCAGAATTGGGGGCTTTATGGCTGAACGAGTAATCAATATTATAGGGTTAGGTAAAAGCGGAAAAACCGTAGGCGATACTGGCGAGAATTGGGGTATCAATTACGCTTATAAACACAAGATTAGGTTAGATAAGTTGTTTTATTTTGACAATTTATTTGATGGTGGAGATAAGATGATTGAACCTATTGACTATAATGTCAATGAGTTCTTAGCCGAGAATCCTAATGTGGAGATTATTAGTAAGGTCGAAAGTCAAATTAAGTCAATAGATAACACAACAAATGCTGTTAAGATATTGGCAAATATAAAAAGGTTTCCGTTGAATGATGCGATAGACTTGGTGCCTGGTATGTATTTTACTTCCTCAATAGCGTATATAATTGCTTATGCGATTTTAGAGAAAGTGGACAGAATCAGATTGTATGGTTTTGAAATATGGAGTGGCTCTGATGCTAACGAGTACACTGTTCAGCGGGAATGCGTAAATTTCTGGATTGCTTATGCTATGGGCAGAGGTATAAAGGTAGAAGTGCCTGCATACCTCTTGCTCACGGCAGGGCATTCTCAGAATTTGTATGGGTATTCAATGCCGTATGCTAAATTATAAAAGGAGCTAAATATGTCAACACAGACATTTATACATAGGGTAGAGCCTATAAATGGACGTAAAGAAATAGGAAAATTGCTTGTATCAACCGGTGTAACAAGCGTTGATTTGACGCATGGGATGGGAACTGTCACTGGTGTACAGTTGACTCTTGTAAGTACCGCAGTAGTTACTAGCTTGCCAGCTGTAAATGAAACTCTGCCGTTAGGCGGTAGTACATCAGTTACAATAGGCTGTACTTCAGGGATGACGATATTGTATGAAATTACAGGTTACTAAATATTAAAAGGGGGATTATTATGGGAGCAAAAGTATTGAATCATGACATTGCTGGGTTGAACAATCGTATCAATCGGTTTATCGAAGAGTTGGTAAAAGCCGTTTCGAGTGGAACATCACAGACGAATGAATTTGATCAAGCAAGGCTCACAACCTACTTGGATGCTATTGATGGGTATCATGCGTGGGTACTAGCTCAACCTCACTTAGACTTGCCAGAAACACATCCTAGAGAAATAGACCTCGGCGATAATCCAGCTACACCTCATGTTGAGAACGAAGAAACTAATGATATGGTTAGAATTCTAGCAATCGCAAGAGATGAATTGATTAATGCTCAATCGGCTAGAGATGCCTCCGGTTTAAGCAAATTTGACAGTGCGAGATTAAAGGCTGTTACTGATAAAGTTCGGGCGTTTTTAACTACTTATATTAAAGTAATTACTCCGCTTGATCTTCCAGAATCAAGCCCTGATGCAGTGTCTTCAGGTACAGGCAGAGTAGGGATATAAGGCTTACAAAGAAGGTCAATTTATTGTTTGAATGAGGTAATATATGTCATTTACAGCAAAGAAAACGATTCAACCTGCTATTATTGACTCGGATGATGTTGAAACAGATTATCAACCTTATACGATAGTCCAGACCTGTTCAAGCTCGAAAGATTATTTATTTCTATTGCCTGCTGATAGCACATATTATACGCCTCCGATAGTTGATGATTATATGAGTGGATTGGAGTTTATATCCGATCAAGCTGTTAATTTAGGAATATTTACATCAACTGGCGGCACAAGATTCTTGTTTAATGGCTGTAAAAATATGATTTTCAATTCAACAGGCATAGGCAATACTACGGGTGCGAATGTTTGGAAATTAATGCAGACTACGGGCTTAACGGCCGCGAATGTTATATGGAGGACTTACTCCACAACATAGAGGGCAAACATGAAATTACAAGATGCTTATGCAAGAATCGCATTTAAGACCGGCACAATGGATGATGCTTCAGGCCGAGCGTTAAATCCGATAGTTACAAATAAAGTATTAATCGCGGAGTTGATGGATCAGCTACGGAGTTATGCGAATATAACCAAAGGGATACAGGACGTATATTCGTTTTCTGCTAATAGAAACGTAGTGTTTGTTTCTGCGCCAACTCTTGCTCTGAGATCACAAGGATATTTCTTTGCGTACATTATATCTAATGCAACTATATTCCCTATGGATTTTCGTGGAGCAAGAGATGTTTATCGTAATTTCAGGGTTAATCCAGTTTATGGTATAACGAACTGGCTGATGCCCTGGAATGCCGGACATACTCAGTATTTAGGTACATTCCCTTCAACGTCTATTTCTGCAAAAACAACCACATTAACGTCTGCTATTTCTGTAAGTGATACAACTATTCCTGTAACGTCTACAGCTGGGTTTATTAACAACTGGGGGCGTATAACTATAGACAATGAAAAGATTTTGTATGAATACAAAGATTCTACAAATTTTTATCAATGTGTTAGAGCTTCGGAAATGACAGATGCAGCTATTCATGCGATTAGTGCAACAGTAACAGAAAATAATGTAATGATAATGTATTCGAGGTTACCTTATGAAATAACGGTAACTAATGATAACATTATTATTGATTCGCAGTTAGGCATGGAGCTTGATCCGTGTGATGAACACATGGAAGGAATCATAAAAGCAACTGCTTATAACTTGCTTATAAAGATTGATCCTTCAAGGGCGATAGCTTACAAAGTTGATAGCCAGGAACTATATGAGCAGTACAAATCAGATATAGAACGTGGTTATGCGCGTAATAGGCAGAATGTCAATGTAAGAATGCCGGATATGGCAAGCGAATCAGGTATTCCTTATGGTACAAATTTAATGTATTGAGGATTAAATTGGAAATAAGCAAAGATCAAATTAGTAAAGGTACAAAGCACGAGATGGAGCATACTGATAATCCAAAGACTGCCAAACGGATAGCTATGGATCATTTAAGAGAATATCCGACATATTATGACTATTTAGCGAAGATGGAAAAGCTAATGGAGAAAAATGGCTGATTATACGATAGAGCAATACAAAGGTATCAAGAACGACGAAGATCGTAAGAATATTTCGTTGCTAGAGGGTTATTTTTACGATATAACTAATTTTCAATATTCAGATTCTGGGCTTATAGGGATGGAAGAGATTCTATACCCTGAACGAGTAGCTAGCTCAGGAAGTGTAGCTGTAGACGGTTTGTATGAATATAGATTTTTGGATAGCAGCAACGTCCTGCAAGTTCAGCAGATAAGTGTTTGTGGCGGAAATATTTATAAAGAATCACTAGGCACAAAGGTGCTATTAAAAGCTGGCCTAACCGTCGGTAAATGTTCTTTTGTGGTATTCAACGATAAGCTCTATATAGCTAACGGTAAAGATTTTATTTATATCTATGATGGTAATTTGGGGTTAGTTAGCCAGATGGGTGCGCCGTTTGCAATAACACAAACCACAGTAGGAAATCCTAACGGAACATACTATTATGCCATAACATACTTGACTACCGGAGGCGAGGAATATGTTGGCAGTATTAGCAATACGGTTACCGTAGTAAATAAACAAGTATTGCTTAATTTGCCGTTAGGTTATGATGGTACATTAACGAGAAGGATTTACAGGACTGTTAATGGCGGGACACAACTAAAACTATTAACTGCTATAGCAAATAATACAGCATTAACATATACGGATAATATAGCAGATGCGACGCTGGGCGCAAATATTCCTGCTGTTAATAATGAACTTCCAAAACCTCAATTTATAGTATCGGCTTATCAGAAATTATTTGCAACAAAAGATCCATCCTACCCGACTCAAGTATTTCAAACAGATACAAACATAGACGTAATAGACACAGCCAATTCGATTGACGTAGCTAACTATGGCACGGATAATACTGAGGTTATAGGCATAGGCAGTGATTTTAATAATGTTGTTGTTGGCACAAAGAGAAATATTGTTTTCTTAGATGCGTCTGGCACTACGACAACTGTTAGTTTTACTAGGGCTAATATAGGCATGAAAGATGGTTTTTCTATATGTAACATCCCCTCTTTTGGTGATTTTCCAGGTGGTTTAGTATTTGTGTCGTCGGAAAATGATGTAAGAATGATTGTAGGGCTTAATGAGTTGCCGGTAGCTACTTCTTTGGGTAATATACGAACTCAAGATTGGGCGCAAGATATTAGAGGTACTTTGTCCGGTGATTTAAGTACAGCAAGGAACATTTCAGCAATATTTTATAAGTACAAATATTATCTAGCAATAGATAGTAAACTTTACACGTTTGATATAAGAACAAAAGGCTGGAGTAAGATTAATGTAAAGACTATTGCAAGTGAATATATTAGTGTTCCTGCAGTCTTTGGTATATTTAACGGAATACTTTATAACGGACAAAATGACGGTTGGATAGAACGCCAGCACGTTAAGTCAACGTATAGATCCGAAGAAGTTAAAGCTAATATGATTTCCGGCGGTTTTCTTACTTCGGATAAGTATAAATTTGTAGAATCAATAAAATTTTGGTTTTTACCTTCCAAACACAGCGATATAAATATAACCGTAACCACTGATAG